ATTTAATAAATAGAAGTACGCTACGTTGACCTTCCATGTATGCACTCTCATGACTATCACCTTTTACATTTGTGGTTGACATGAAGTGACATCTTTTTTCTAAATCAGATATTATAAGTTTACCTTCATCTGAATTAAAAATCTGTTTGTATGCTTCCCTTAATGCTTTGAGTTGCCTTTCTAATTGTTTTATTTGATCCATTATTCAACATCTGCATTAGCTACTGCTCTTGCTTCTTCTGGTAGAGCTTTTGCTAATGGTGCTATCTTTCCTCCTGCTTCTGCTACTTGTTGTAGTTGTTGCATCTGTTGCATTTGTTGTTGTTGTGCTTCAGCTTGTTGTCTTTCAGCGTTTAATTGATTTTGTGGTTTTAATATTTTTTGCGGCACACCCACGATGTCTGCCAAGTGTCTAACAAGTCTATCCATATTAATATGATCAAATACTGGAGCAACATTTGCTAGAGATCCCATAATCTCGATTGCTCTCATGATTGATTGTAACTCTGTAGACTTTTGTGCTTTAGCAAGAGGAGATACATATTCGATTTCAATATCTTTACCTGCTAAAAATTCTGGAGCTGGTGGAAATAAATTGTTTCTTAAAATAATATTAAAAGTTCTATCAATCAAAGGTTTTAATAATTCTGATTGTAGTCTACCTAATACTGGACCCAACAATCTCATCTTCTCTTCGTTTCTTTGTATGACTTCTGTTGCTGTCATTTGTGGACCTTGTTGCATCATTAATTGATTTACATAGAAAGCATTTCTAATTGAGTTTCTTCTTTGCTCTTCCATGTTTAAACCTAATGGAGTATTCGCACCAATATTTAATGCTTCAATTCTATCTCTTGTACCTGATCTATAAAAATTTAATCCACCCGGTACAGTTCTTACTGGTAAAATAAATCCATCATCCGGAACTAATAAAGGTGGGTCTACTTGTTTTTGTGCAGACTTGATTGTAGTTTTAGACATTTCATTTAACATCTTAACATCTGGTAATGCTGTCATCGCAGGTGATCGACCATAAATTTCATGTGATGCTTTTAAATATCTTGGTACTACAAATGGAAACTCTCTAAATCCAGATACTGATAATTCATCACCAGAAGAATATTCAATATACACAGATTCAAAAGGCATATTTGCTTTGTCTTGTTTTTGAGGATTAAAATCTGATCTTGGATATACTGCGTGAATAATTTCTATTTCTTCGTATGGATCTTTTGCATTGATCGTATCTACTTTTGTTGATACTGCTGAACCAAACTGTTGTATTGCGGCTCTAGCTGAAAGTTTAAATTTTCTATATACTGTATCAATTCTACCTTTGTCATTTTCTGCAATGTAAACTTCATTAATATGTCTTGTAGAAAATTTTAAAATATCATCTGAATCTTCTTCAATGTACATCGCAGCTGTACCAAAAGTAATTAGATCATGATACAGTTCAAATATTTCTTGTTGGAAGTTAGATCTATTGAATGCTGCATACATTGTTTCTGTTGCAGACTCTAACCATTCTTTTGCTTCATCCTCATTCTCCATATCGTCTTTAAATCTTAATGAGAACCAAGGAGTAGAAGGGTTAGTCAACATCCCATGAAGAGATGCGGCTAACAATTCTACAGCTTGTAAGGGAGAGGAATCAAAAATAAGTTCAGTTCGTTTATCACCTTTAGATCTAAGTTTAGTTACATCTGCTTTTCTTGGTTGCATATAATCTGCAACTTCTTGCCAATGGGTTTCCCAATTTTGTCTTTGTGCTGATAAACGATCAAATCTTTTTAATATGCTTTTTGATAAATCTGTTTTTGCCATTATGAACCTAATAAACTTCTTCTACCTAGAGTTACTGTTTGATCTTCAACACCTCTTGGTCCAGTTAATACTGTTGCTGATCTTCCTTTTCTTTTTGTTCTTAAACTATCGTAACCATCCATACTTGTTGCTGTTGCTTGAGAAACTTCTGCTGTTGTTGGAGATGGTGTTGGTGGTGCAACAGGAGTAGGTGCAGGTTTTGGTCTTGGTCTAAAAGGTTTTGGTACTACTCCTCCCATAATTATTCTCCAAATGTTAAAGAAGATTTAGTTTCTTTAGTTTCTTTTATTTTTGGTTTTTTAATTTCTTCTGTCAAAACTAAAGGTTCTTCTTTTTTAATTTCTTTTTTAACAACCTCTTTTGCTTTAGGTTTTCTTTTAAAAATTTTTTTAATTTTCTCTAACATTTAACCTCCAAGCAAAGTTTTTCTTTCTACTTCTGCTTCTTCCTCAATACCTAATGGACCAGTTAATATTGTAGACTTTCTACCTCTTCTTCTTCTTTCCATCGCAGCTTGCTCTTGCTGTATTCTTTGTTTTTCTTCTGCCGACAATTCTGCTTTTGGTGGCTCTGGTGCAGGTTGCACAGGTGGTAGTGGTGGCATTTTTGGTTTAAATAATGATCCCATATTTATATAATCCTGTATTCATTATCTGCTACACTTTGTGGAGCAGTTTGTCTAGTGTTTAATTCTTGTAAGCCAACAGACAGATACCTCATGCTATCACAAGCATGACTCGACCAATCGTGATTAGGTTTTGATCGGAACATTCTGTTTTTGTCAACATACTTCCTATGGTAATGTCTTAACGCATCTATTAGTTTTTTGCAATGGTCTACGTCAATATAGCATCTTGGCAAAGTCATTGTGGTTGCATGAATACCATCTTCTAGCGGAATCTTTGGCACGACTTTGAAGCGCACACCTAATTGGTAGGCTACCTCTCTTCTTGTTTTGCCATTACTAAAATCTGTAACTTCAATATCATGTGGAGCAAAGTGATCTTTGTAGATATATTCTTTACCATTTATAACTTCTATATAGTGCGGTAAACCTTGACCGCGTTCCTCATAATAATCAATAATGTTTATTGCTGATCCTAACTGTTGAAAGAATATAATCGCGGTGTGGTCTGAAACTCCAAGATCCCATGCAGTAGAGACAGGCAAAGAAGGATCGTAAGGTACTCTTCTGATCTGCTGCTTATCTTCCATTTTTGTTAGAACTTCTCCGTATATTGCGCCTTCAATATTAGCAATCCAATCGCACTCAAACTCTTGCTGATACTTCTTCTCTCCCATAACTTCTTTTGCTTTGTCTAATTCATCTTGATCAACTATCTTTGTTTGACTAGCTTTAGCTTTGTAATGAAACCAATCTTCTGCGCTTTGCGCGTGCTGGTATAGATCATAAAAGTTATTGTTCATGCCAGCAGGAGTACCAATAAAGACACAGTAGCCTTTTCTGTCGGATAGAGCCGGTCTAATTATTTCTGGAAATAGTTTTTCGGATACGTTTGCGTATTCATCGATGACACACCCATCTAGGTATATACCCCTCAAGCCGTCTGAGTTCTCAGAGCCTAGCAAAGTAATACGAGAGCCATTAGGTAAATCAACTCTTAACTCTGTTTCATTGAACTTAGTGTTTGGGATTTTTGCTGTAAACTGTTTTACATAATCCCATGCTATTGCTTTAGCCTGCTTGAAGGTAGGAGCAATGTAAGCAAATCTAGGATTCTTAGCTTTGGTCAACAATGCTGACCTAATTAGGTGGTTGATCATACATACTGTTTTGCCAAACCTTCTGTGGCAAACTAGCACACTCCATCTATATCTTGATATTTCTTTGTGTAAGAACGATTGATGTCGTCTAGGCGTGTAAGGTATTTTGATCTGCATACATTAGTGAACTTCTTTGCTCTGCATTTCCTCATTTAAAGGATGATAATCAAATCCTAATCTGTTCATAGCATAGATTGTAAATAGTTCTGCAGCATCCTTATTTGGCATATTAAAGAACTTAATTACTACATTGTTTGTTTTCTCTTCAATGTAGCAAACACAATCCATATCTTCTGATGAAAAATAGTTCATATACTACATATAGTCTTTTTAGAATTATTTTAAAATAAAAAATAAAACATGAATAAGATTGAATAATTAGCGCAGGGTGGTTTTGAGGGTGTCTATGTGTTTGTTTATATTTCCCAAGTATATATATATAATAAATATACACGCGTTGCGCGGGTGTACCCGGGTGCAACAAATCAAAAAATATACTTTATATTATCTCAAAAAGAGATTTGATAATTTATGATTATTAATAGCAATCAAAAAAAACTTTTAAAAAATAGGTCAACATTATTGACCCGTTATTTATGTCGCATAAAAAAAGTTGGCGCGCTCAATAAAAGAATTGCAACAATTCAACCTACTTCAACCTTCTTTAATTCTCTTTTAACTGGTCTATTAATTACATTAGAATAATTCTAATTTATAATCTGCGTCAATTTGTCAACTATCATTTTATAATTACATGAATAAATTTTTTACAAATAAACAAAAAAGAAAGGATATAAACATGAGTGCTTATCAAGTTGATTATGAAACTATTGGAAGAGTATTAAAAGCAATCAGTAAATCTGGTTGTTATGGTCCAAAGTTTAAAGAGATTGAAAAATTAAAAGAGCAATATAACAAAAATGCTGGAGTTGTTTTTGATCAATTATTAAATTTAAATAGATTATCATTAAAACAACGATATGAAGATGCTGAAAGTATGTTTTTTGAAGTCAATAAATCCAAGGCGGTTTGGTTTTCGCGTCAACCGGGTCATGATGATTATCAGTTATTAAAATCATTAAATTGTTTTTTGTATCAAAGTTGTGAAGGCAAAGCATCTAAAACAAAATTATATAAAACAATTGACGCTATAAGTAATAATTTTGCTCATACATTAGTTGCTAAAACTAACGGCTATAATAACGCTAAATGGAGTTAATTAAATGAAGGATCTATTATTAAAAATAGCATTTATTGCATTTACTACCATTTTTTTAACTTCATTATTTTTATATATGCTTCATTTATGGTCCATAACACCTGCGACAATATGACAAGTATAATAAGAATTAAATATAATTAGTATCAATTAAAAAAAGAAGGGAATAAAACATGATACATATAAGCAAGATGACCGGTAAACTTGAAGGATTTCAAGCTATATCAACCAATACTACAACCAATAATTATTGTATTAAGCAATATACAAAGCAAGATAAGAATAATATTTGTACTTATTGCTATTCAAATGAGATGCTGCGGACCTATAGAAAAAACATGGCGCCAGCTCTTCAGAGAAATACTGACTTGATAGCATCCAAAGTATTACATCCTGACGCGTTGCCGGTAATTAATAGCGCATTTTTTAGGTTTAATGCTCATGGTGAGTTAATAAACGAATTTAATCTAATTAATTATGTTAATATCGCAATAAAAAATCCGCATTGTACGTTCTCTTTATGGTCTAAAAGATACGACATTGTTTACAAGTATTTTAAGGATCATGACAAGCCGAAAAATTTAATATTGATTTACTCAAACCCAAAGATCAATCATATACTTGAGAACGTGCCTAAATATTTTGACAAGACTTTCAATAACGTACAAGAAGATTTACAAAAGCCGCGTCAAAATTGCACGGGTCAAAAGTGTAAAGATTGTCTATTGTGTTATAAATTTAATACTACGAATATCATAGTTGAGAAGGTTAAAACATACGGCAAGAAAAAACTAAACCAAAAAATGAAGGGGGAATAATGAAAAAACAAATAAATAAATATTCAATTGATAAGTATTTTAAAAAGCTTGAGATTGATACTGAACGTAAAACACCGGTTGATATAAAAGAGTTTATAAAATCTAAAAGGTTCTCGGATAGTCTCGGAGACATGATCAAAGTTGGTGACATGGATTTTATTCACTTGATTAGATCGCTAAAGAAAGATTGTGATTTTTGGCTTAATGCATATCTCGATATGAAAAAACATCATAGAAGTTTTAAAGATAAAATAAAACAAACTAATTACGAGGTGATAATAAATGATAATCTATAAAAAATGGAAGGATCGATATTTAAACTTAATACAGAAAGCAAGTGATCGATTTGGTTGGAAAGCGTCTGATTGTAATCCATGGTTTTATATAATCTATGATCACCTTCACCGGTCCAATGCTGACAGCTTGAGAGAATTTAAAAGAAAACTAAAACAAAAAAGTGAGGAATAAATGAAAGATATTGAAGGATTATATTTTGTTGATGGTGTAGCAATAGAAAAAGATTTACAAAATGGTCAATCAATCTCTATTGCATTTGCAGATAGTAACAAAACAGCTTTAAGAATTGCTAAAGGTTTGAATTGGTTAGATGAAATGGAAGAAGCTGATCAAATTGAAAGAGAAGGAGAACAAGGAGAGGAGGAATAATGGCAGTAGATTTTGAGGCATTAGACTTTATTAGAACTCGGAATAAAGTAAAAAACCATGAGCGAAAAATGACAGAGCAACAGAGAAAACATGAGTTGTTTATTGATGCTAGAAGTCAACTCGATAAGCTTGCCAATGCATACAACAAAGCAGAAAACCTAGAGTTTAAAAAACTTTATAAAGATAAATGGTTTAAGTTGGTAAAAGAATATGCAAAAAAAATAGAAGGGAGATAATATGAGTAATTGTTATGACCATAAAATAAAAATGAATATGTTGAGAGATAAACCAATAGGAACATTAACAGGTGTAAGAGAAGAACTAGAATACAATAAACTTAAACTTACAAATTGGTTTTATAATCAATTAAAAATGTATGAGTATGCAGAAGATAATATTGAAACTTGGTACAAAAATTATAGAGGTTTCAATGAATAAATATAATTTAGAAGAGTTAAAAAAACAAACTCTAATAAATATTTTGAGTGCAAAAAAAATTATATTCACTCATTATAAAAATAAACAATTAAAACAGAGAGGTAAAAAACAATGCAAACTACATACAGTTCAATAGAAGGTTGGTTGCAAACTGCAAAATCAAATGAGGCTACAGTATATCATAAAGGATATTTAGCTAAAGATAGATTTTATAGTAATGAAACAAGAGACATTGCAAACTTAATGTTAAGATCATCGGATAATAATATTGTGGTCCTATATCAAAAACGCGTTAGCTATGGTACGCCAAGTAAAGACCCGGTATACAATTACATTGCTAAAAAAATATAGAAAGTAATTAATTACTCCTCTGTGGGTGTCGAGACTTCCTCGGCACTCACGTCAATTAAATCTTCCGTGTTATCCTCCCATGAGATTGTCATTTTCTGATCTATATTCTGTTTAATAGGTTTGTTATCTGAATATAAATCTGTGAGTTTATTGGCAAGAAAGGTAATGAACTTTGTTTTCTCACGGATCCACAGTATCGCGTTAGGATTTTCTATTTCTTGATACTTAAAGACTTGCAATAACTTATCGATTAAAGTTTGCACACCATATTTTCTAGCTTCCGTGATCTTTATTTCTAACTCTGGATTTTTTTTTAAGTACGCGTAGAACTTCATCAAGCTGAAGGGATATTGTTTTGAATCTTCCAGAATCTCGGTAAGGGTTTCTCCCTTTGCGAGTTTCTCGCATATTATATCTGCTTGGTTGGTTGTTATCAATTCCGGGTTTGATTTTTTGGTAGTAATATTCTTTGAGCTGGTCATCAGTATAATTCTTAAATTGTATTAACTTTGATAGTTGTTTAATTCTAGTTTCATCAGAGTAATTTTTTTTAAATCCCTTAACATTTTGGTAGCCGTGATATTTACATTTATAAGTATTATTTGCAAGCAGATAACCCTTCATTTTACACGGGATCTTTAAACCTTTACGAAGTCCAGCACGGGTATGACCTTGACAGAATACTTTCCGTTGCGGTCTACCTACCATTTTTTAACCATGGTTTAATACCATTCCGAATATTATATTCCTTTTTACGTTTATAATTTATGTTATTATTCTTGGACATATCCTTTAACGCACTTAATATTTTATCCGAACTAACATAAGTTTTATTTTCGTATTGTTGTTTATGTTCAATAGCTAGCTTACATAAATAAACATTTGTTTTATCTTCTTGTAATTCGGCAATAGGGAGCTTGGATAATTCCTCTATTATTTTCTCCCTATTCCCTGCTAGACTTTTAACAATCTTACTAACATTATTATTAATGTATATTGTTTCTTCTAATGTAGCTAATGTTTGGCTATCTGGTGTAGAATATTTAGCTATCTCGGTTTTTTCATAAGTGTTTTCAGCTTTAAGAAAGACATCATTAACAATATAAGTTTTACCGGACCTACCTCTAATATCAGAGATTATATTTAGTTTAACTAATTTAGAAATAGCAGTTTTAACAGTGGCTCGACACAATCCTGTGTCTTTAGCGATAGTTTCGTGCCTTAATTGTGCCTTATATCCATTCTTCTTCCATGCATATTTCATAATAGATAAGAAAACATTTAAACAAGTGGATTTTTCTTCTCCATTTAAGATATTTAGATGATGATATAGCTTATAAGTGACGTGCAAAAAGCCTCGAGTAGTTATATTCATATTTTTTTACATCCTTTTTTGTGGTGGTCGTGCAAAGAGAGTAGTACATCGACCCATTGTTGCTCATTCATGTGCTGAAATTCTGTTTTAGAGCTACGTATACGCTTAATTCTAAATTCTAGGCTAGTTGGGGTGCGTTCCTTATAGAATACTAAAAAACAGGGTATATTTAAGCGTTCAGCGACTATCTTTGAAAGGGTTGTGACCTTATATTTCTGACCTTTATCATAACACGTCTCAATAATAGCTAATGGCTCATAACAATGCGCGCAGCATTCAACACTATCAATATCAATCATGGCAATGCCGTCATATTTCCGGTGGAAATCATTATAAATTCCATTTGAGAATGCGTATGTATATCTAGCCATTTTTCCTCAGTTCATAAATGTAAATATTTTTACCTAATGTATTTTTATAATATGCTTTACCAGAATCTAATGCATCTTTTAATCTTTGTGCATAAGGTTTTAATTTACCATTATATTTAGTTCTAACAGCTTTATCGTGATATAATTTATTATTAAAAAATATTACCTTACCTTTATTAGTCATACCTAAATATTTAAAATTACTAGCTTTATAAATAGTACCTTCATGATTATATGTTTTATCAGCATAACTAATAACTTTAGTGTAATTTGTATTTTTTTTTAACCAACGTAAAGTAAAACCTATAAAATAACTTTCAGTATTTTTAGGTGTATCATCTATGCAGCATAATCTACGCAGCTCTATTAAATCTTTTTCTTTTGAAACATATTTTTTCCAAACATTTGCCATTGCAATTTGACCATACATCATAGCACCAATAATTTTATTATTATTCATTAATGAAAAACAATAATTAGATTTAAGACCATTAATATTTTTAGAATAATGCCAAGTTTCTATGAAATCTTTTATATCCTTTCTATCACATATTTTTACTTTATATTTTTTAACACTCACTTATTTTTTAACATCCTTATCTCATTATCTTTTTGTTCAATTTCTTTCTCAAGTGCTAAAATAATATCAGTTTGTTTTTTTATAAATTTTTTTGTGCGCTTTAATTCGAACTCACAATCTTTTAATTTGTCCGGACAATCAACCTCATCAAAGATCTTTGAGTTTGTCATTTTAATACTTCTATTTTTTTAACAACTGATCTAGGGTATACTGTAGTATTACCAACTGTAAGTGTGCCGTCATCATCGAAACTATGAGACGCAAAAATAATTAATTTCTTTGGATCCTTATGTAAAAGATAGCCGGTATCTTCACACCAAGAATAGACTTGATCTTTAGCCTTATCCAAACTCATCCATTCAGAATTAGAAACTATATCCTGCCAATAAATTCTAACTCTTTTATATTTAAATTTATTTTGTGGCTTCAAAGTACGCGTCATATAAATCCTTGTAGTCAACTTCTTTATTAGTTATCTGTCTAATTTTTTCAACAACGTGTGGTTTTGGGAACCTCTTTTCTATACAAGTCAAGCAAATTTTTTGTGCTGATGCGGCAGGATTTATACCTTTATAATGTAGCATTTGACCTAAATTGTAGTATGATATTTTGTTTTTTTTTCGCCAATCTTCTAGATACATAAATCTCCTTATATTTTTTGGTTATATATAACAAAGATATTTTATTTGACAATAAATTTGTTATGTGTATACAGAATAAAAAACATGATTTTAAAAAAAGATTTAATTAATAAAGCATTTAAATTTTATAATGGTGGTAAAGGTTTGGATCATTGGTCCTACTCTTCAACCAGTTCACCATTTGCAAAGAACATAATTAATTATTATTTTCCTCAAGAAGTTAGACGTAAGTTCCCATTTAGATACCCGGGAGATTTTGGTAACCTAGTTAACAACACAGTACAAAGAATGTTAGCTGATGTTTTGTATGTTGAGGGTAGAAAAAGATTAACAGAGTGGAATAGAGAAGCAGCATACGAAGATGAATTAAAAGAGTATCATTCCAAACTACCGGTAGATGATAAGGATAAGTTTGGCAGGAAAGAAGTTTTAAATTATGTTGAGCCATGCATTAAGTTAACAAAAAAAGTTGTGCAAGAAATTATAAAAGATAAAAAATTAGTTTGCGAAAGATACATAGATCATCAAGAAGATCTAATGATAAAAAAAATTACCGGAAGAATAGACTACGAAACAAAACATAGTTTTATAGAATTAAAAACAAAACCACCAAAGACATCAAAGATTAGAAACAAAGATGAATTTAAAATGAGATCGCAGGAGCTACCTTTAGAGCCGCAGATCGAACACTTAACACAGACTTCATTCTACTATATGGTAACAAAGAAAACACCTTACTTGGTTTATACAAATGATAAAGAGGTAAAAGTTTTTGATGATAGCCATGAGTTAATGAAGCACGATCATTTAGAACATCTATACAATAAGATGATACAAAAAATTTTATTGTGGGAGAAGATGATTATGTATTGTGAAGGAGACATTGAGAAGTTAGCTTTGATGATGGATCCTCCAGATATGGATCATCCTTTTTATTATAGAGATTTAACAAATGATCAGAAACAATTAATCAACAAACTATGGGGAATAAAATAATGAAAAACCAAATATATAAAAAACTACACGCAGCTTGTATTAATGCAGGTGGTGTAAAGAAAGCAGAAAAAAAACCGGGTATGAACTATAATCCATTGTTGCATGATGCAGTACAAGAAGTTGCTACCCAAGCATTGTTAGATGTTGGTCTATATCCAACTTGTAATTACAAAACAGAAATGAAAGAGAAATGTGTTTTTGTAACTTGTACAATGAAAGTACATGATGTTGATAGTCCAGAAGATTTTATAACTATTGATGGATGTTGCGCTATGGGTAATCTAGATAGATTTGGAACTGGTAATGCAATGTCGTATTCAAGAAAGTATGCATTCTTAAATCTTTTAAATCTTAAAACAGGAATCAAAGATGAAGAAGGATATGAACTTAAACAAGATGCAAACGGAAGAGATGAGTTTGATTTTGATTTTGAACCTAATTCTACGGCAAAAGCTGCAGGATCTGTATTGAATAACAATGCAGCAAATATAAAAAGGAGACAAAATGGATAATAAATCCAATGACATATATATCAATATAGTTAAAAACCCAGCGTGGCAACCGGGTAGCAATCAACCAATTTACATTGGTCCACCAAATACGGATAGACCAGATAAGAATTGGCGTATTGGTAAACAAATAAATGGTGTATGGTATAATCCAGCTGTATTTCCAACTAAAGATAAAGACGGAAATAAAGTTGAAGGTGGATTAACAATTAAGTTATCACCCTCTACATCTACTTCTAAATCTAGTAAAAAAAATGACTTTGCTTCTACATCTAGTAGTGGTAAAGATGAGTATACTTTCTAATTTTGGATATTAGAGTCTTTTAGAAAGTATAGTTTATATAGGTGGGGTAGGGTTTTTTTCCCTTTCTTTCATGTTTCCCTATCCCGCCAAAAGAAAGGAATTATGAATAAAAAAATTACAGAAATAGATCCAGAGATTAAAAAGAAGATAGTACAAGATAGAGAAAAAGATTATGGAGACTATCAATATAACTTCACTGTACTAGCAGAAATGTTTACGCTTGTATTAGCAGACAACTTAAAAAAAAGAATTAAACCGCATCAAGTAGCACAATTGATGATGACCCTTAAATTATTTAGGTCTACAAGAGGTTATAAAGCTGATAATTATCACGATTTATCAGTGTATAATGACATGGCATTTGCCTTACACAAAAAAGATATAGACAAAAAGGTATAGATATGCATAAATACAGACGAATCATTAACGGGGAGTGCAGTTTTCAGATAATTGAACTCTTTGATGATGCAGAGAAGGCTACAGACACGAAGAATGAAGGTGAACCTGTAGAATGTAAGATCAAAAATTTAAAGATTGATTTTACAAAAGTAACAAAGGAGAAGGATGAAAAGCAACAGCAAAGTTCGGATCTACGACAAGCTGAAAAAAGACTTTGATCTAATTTTAAAACATGAAGGTTCGGGTCAATGTCTTAAAACTTACAATGCTTTCAAAAGAATACCAAAGCATTGGAGTAGGATTGTTAAGATCGAAAACGCAGAAGCTAAAAGAGCTAACGCTTAATCGTTAGTTCATTTTAAAAAAACATGACAAAAACTGTAGGGGATTTATGACCATAAATGTAAGCACACACTATCAAAAACACAAAAAGAATATAGATCAAAATCATTTTATCTATAAAGTAAAGAAAGCATTTTACCTTCTTACGAATCAAGAAGAAAGATTATATGAGGTAGGGTTCTCGGAAGGATTTTTATATGCTGCAAAACTTTTACAAAAACAACCAATACAAGATAGTAATGTAAAGAAGATAATTGGTTATAAATTAAGACGACCAAAACCTTCTGATGTTCAAGCAGTAATTAATAAAGTATGTATATTTTTTGAGGTCCACAAAGAAGTTTTGATGAGTAAGAGTAGAGCTGAAGAAATACTACGAGCAAGAAACGTAGTACATAATTTATTATTTGAAAAATATAATATAGGTTTAAGTGAAATAGGTAGATACTTTAATCAAGATCATACTACTGTATTAAATTCTATTAATATGAAAAAAGATCAAAGAAGGTTTTGGAGTCCAGAACAAAGTCTTTGGCAAGAATACGAGAATATAAAACAAAGCATTAAATAAAACTTCTGTATCGTCTTACCTTACTTGCAATACCTTTTGGTTGTTTACTAAATTGTTTACCAGATCTTTTAGCTCTACGTTTAGCTCTTGTCGTTGCCGCATACTCCGCAGCACTTAGGCTCTTTATTGCTGCAGATGGCAAGTATCTTTCTCCAGTAACACTTGATTTTTTTCCAGATTTTGTTCGCCATTTTTGTTTACCCCATGCCTTTAAACTTCGTTGTGATTTACTTAACGCCATTACCTATACCCACCACCTTTTGCTTTGTAAGTCTTAGCAAGTAGTTGAGCTTTCCTAGCGGACCATTGTCCAGCAGCAGTACCCATAGTTCTTCGAGCCTTTATCTGCTGAAACAATCTCTTTCTTAAAGCAGGTTTAGTATAATTACCAGCTTTATTTACACTACTTTTTTTTGCCATTTTTCTTTTTCTTCTTCATCTTTGAAGCTAGAATTTTTTTCTTCAAAGCTGGTGGAAGTGTTCTCTGTTTAGCTGTTAACATTAGTATTTACCTTTTGATTTCATCTTCATACCTTTTTTCTTAGCGTATGCTTTTGCTTTTTTCTTACCAGCTTTCGTGTAGCTGAACTTCTTTTTTCCTACCATTGGCATATTGTTTCTCCTTTAATTTACGTTTACAATAGTTATCAAAACAAGAACCATCTTTACCATCATGGCAATAATATTTCTTGTTGTTATAACTTATAATCCATCCGCCTTCATTACTCAATAGCTCTCTATTACATTCTTCACAAACACCACAAAGACGTACAGAATTTTGTTTCTTCCATGTTTTCTTTTTCATTAACAGTTCCAAGCTCTCAATGCTTTATTAATCCTACTATTAGGATCTCTTGCAGTTTTTCTTGAAGTTAATTTCTTCTTCATACCTTTCATCCTCGCACAGAAGCTAGCTCTACGTTTGTTGCCTACCTTTTTACTTGGTGCTTTTAGATTGCCGCCAGTAGCTCTGTTGTAAGCACGTCTACCTCTAGCGTTTAATCCACCTTTAGGATTCTTTCCTGCTTTACGTTGCCATAGTGGTGTC